GATGACGACTGTATTTGCGCCCTCGCCAATGGCTTGATAACCAATCACAATACTGTTGGAATCGGAGTTGTTAAACCCACGAACTTGATACCCAATATAAATACTGTTTGCTGCTGTGGTTAAAGAGGTACTACCATTGGCGTGATACTGAGCAGCAGTATGGCCGATGGCAACTAGGTTGCTTCCGGTTGTGTTTGATACGGCAGCATTATAACCGATTGCTGTATTATCCCCTCCTGAGCTGGTACTGCTTCCTGAAAAAGCACCTATAAAGGTGTTTCCACTACTATTTAATGAACCGCCAGAACCTCTTCCGAAACAAGAATTTACGGTGCCAGTAGTCATGTTACCTAGGGAAGCAAATCCTACTGCTGTATTGCTAGATCCAGTGGTTGCTGATTGAAAAGCCGATGACCCGACACCTACGTTCAGAGTGCCTGTAGTTATTGCTTTGCCCGCATTGTAGCCCACGGTCACATTCTGATCACCACTAGTAACAGCAGCTAATGCGTTATACCCTACGGCAGTATTTTCAGTTAATCCAGTTTTACCACGTCCCACCGTCAGCGTATCAATCACAACCTTGCCGGGCCCGCCAGTGGTAGCCTGCGCTCCTGGTGTAATCGTGATGCTACCGCCAGCTCCGCTTGTAACCCCGTCAGCCGCTTTAATCGTGATGCTTGCCCCGGCCCCAGACGATGCGCTATTCGGCTGGCTCAGCCCTTCAGCGACAATAGCTGCAACTGTGGCCGAACCACTAGGACCACCTGATGGCGTGACGGGTAGCAGGTCTGTATCTGCTACGGTGCGTGTAGTGAGTTCATCAATCCGTTTGCTTGCCATTTACCTACTCCGTCACTGCCAGATAATGTAATCTGTCGAGCCGTCAAATATCAAAAAGTCAGTCGCACCCTGCCAGAGCAGGCCATCGGTTGGGCCTGATGATGCTGGCGCTGAAGGCCCGGCTCCCAACAATGGTAGACTCATAATACACCGGCGTTTGTAGCTAATCTGGTAAGCGTTGCGATAATATCCGTCATGGTTGACGCTACATCAGAATCAGTACCAGCAAGCGCCCAAACATTCGCAATATGATAGTTGCGCCGCTGATCTCCAAGAATCCAGCCGGTAGGGCTTGTTGCGTCACGGCGTGCTGATCGAAACCATGCCTCGGCTGTCAGCGGCTGTTCGATTCCGTTACCATTGAAAACCAACGATTCGACAACCCATAGAGGGAATGTTTGCTCCGGTATAGCTGGTACTGTTATCGGCACCGTTGCTGGAATATCTGCCATATCTCACCTCCTTTATACGCCTACTAAGATGTAACACAAATGACCAGAAACATTAACTGCGCCACCAAGATTCAAATTTAATGCTTCATTTGCATTTGTTTGAAATAAACCATATGTACCTATAGGAGCAAGTATACCTATCGATGCAGATGCTCCACCAGAAGCAGCAAGACTCATTGGTCCAGACAATGGAGTTGATCCAGATTGCCATGCTGCCGTTACTGCTCCAGCAGCAATTATAACATAAGAAACCACACGAATTTTTTTATCTGATATTGCTGCAACAATTGTATTTATTCCACTCGAACTGGCATTAATTGCTGCAAATTTCATTTCAAACTCCCTTTTGAATAATTCAAGCGCCAATGTAATAATAAGTCAAATGGCCACCTATTGCAGTGCCTGCATTCAAAGAAATGACTAAGTCTTCGCCAATGGCCGTTTCCAGAACTGGCAGTCCACCAGCAGGCCACAAGTCTCCCATATGGATCACTATGTTTCCATAGGCTGGCATGTAAACATTGCCACTAATTGCCGTGGACCCAGACTTCCACACAACGTAGTTCTGTGCCACCGAAGTGATCATGTAGGCAAGAACCCGAATCTTCCTGTTAGCTATTCCAGGCAGGACGACATTGTCGCCAATTGTGCTTGTATTGACTTTAATTACGTTCATCATCCACCTCTTAATACAGTCATTACAACTGGTTTCCAACGCCTTGCCGGTGCCAATATCATAGTGCGTTTGGAACGAAACGTGTTAAATATGCCTTTTCTTGCCATATTGTTTACAAGATGTGGCCCGTAAAGATGAGGTGTTTTATTTCCTTTACGATCCTTTATCCCATAACCAATTGTAATGGTTTTTCTGCGTGAGTTAGCAATTCGCTGACCTGATTCAGGGTCACAATAAATGCCACGCTGCAATGACCCTGATCTTCTGCGTGGATATTCTCCCGGCCTAGAGGCAGGAGGATATTTTGTCGATAAGTTTTGTTTATGTGCTTGTCGAAGATTCCTTCCAATTTCCAGAAGAATCTGTGCAGATCTCATTTCTGCTTCTTCTTCACTCATGCCAACCATCTTTTCAGGGCATGGAAGCATGGATTTAGACTTATATTTGATTTCAATTATTGCTGTTCTTGGCATGTTAATCCGCCAAAATATAAGTTAAATGGCCACCAACAACGCTATTATTTTCAGTGGTTGTCAGCTTTATGCTTTCACCTACCGCCCCTTGGAACAGCATTAACGCTCCAGAAGGGAATAGTTGACCAGCACAGGCAACTACAGGAACACCTTTGACCATGTGCATAACACCAGTCAAAGGGGTTAAATTGCTAAAGAATTGAAATGTGTTGGAACTACCTGCGGCCACTATGCAATAATTCACCACCCTAATCTTTTTGCCTGGAACAGCAGGGATAAGAGTGTGGGTTTCATCGTCACTAATTATGATTGCCACACTGTACATCAAACACTCCTAAATCGGCTTGCCCGTTGGTACGGTCCACCAGCCATCTGGCGTGTTTTTTGTAAAGTGGCCAGCTTGGTGGTCAGGGTATCAAGGTACTCAGCCCATGATACCAACTGACCGTCCACATTGTAACTAGGCTTTGGCTCAACCGTGATTTGAGCAATCAGACCTGATATGTTCAGGATCGCCGCATCAAGGTTTTGAACTACCGTTGGCATCAGTAATCTCCTTGAGATCAACCGGCCTGCTGGCATGTAACCCAACCCGGCTACGGTATTCAGACCGGGCCTCTTCACGGGTATAGGCTTTGATCAAGAGGCGGGGGAGGCCGTTTGAAGCAGCCTCCCAGCCTTTAAGAACCAGTTGCTTAACAGGAACCGTACTCATTATTAGCTCGCAGTGTTCTTGAGGGTGTGCCAAGGTGACCACACCGAAGGAATCCCACGCTCATGAGCGAAGTAGGTCGCAATGATGCCCTTATCGAGCATTTCGTACTGATTCGAGGTCGCTGGGACCACGGCCAGAGGGTAGTTCTGCATGTAACGGAAACTCTTGCCAGCTTCCATCATGAACCACAGGCCATCGGCATTGTCCTGGTTCAGGTTCAATCCGTCCGCAGCCAAGGCACGTTGTTCAAACAACGGGCTGGTGAGAACCTTGAAGTTGCCTGAGTAAGGGTTGCCAGGGGTGCTGGAGATGTTCAGCGTGGTCGCCGTGGACTGGTTGCCCGATGGCGCAGTACGACGATCAGTAACGGTTGAACCCAAGATCAGGTTCATGGTCGCCAACCTGCCTGGGTTTACCAGCACAGTGTTAGGATTGAGCAGCAGTCGCTTGCCCGTATGTGGATCTTCCTGACGCATGAACTGCAACACGTCCGTCTGGATCGATGTCCAGTCCAAGAGAGGGTTGACGATGCTGTTGGTGTAGCCCAAGGTCTTCGACGTGACGTAGGTGTTGTACGCCGTGCCGTTGTACTTGAAGCTGTTATTAACACCGATGATGGTGTCGATAACTTCGAGTTCTTTGCGGTAAGAAAGCTCAAGACCAACCGAAGCAGCCTGCTGAAGGATCTGCCCGGTGAGATCGAAGAACACCGCTTCTTTGAGAACGTCGATAGCAAGAGCGTTCTCACGGGTTTCAGGCGTTTCAATCCAACGCTCGCCGAACTGGGCGCGTGCATGAGGTTCGCCGGGCTTGCGTTGACGACCACGGTCACCAATCGACTGAACGCCGATGACCTTCTGACCGTTGAGCCGAGTGGCCTCAGCGGGGCAAATCTGGTCAGCAATCAAAGCTGGGTTCTGGAAAGCTTCAAGAATTTTAACTTCGATCAGACCGCCAACAACGCTTGTGAATGCGTTGATGTCCGCAAAGCTCGAAGGATCGATACCGATACCAGTACTTTCCAGCAAGGCTCGGCTGTCATTTGGGAAACCAGATTCCACCAAAGACTTGGCACGAAGGTAACGTCCCATTTCTCGGTTGTCTGGATCGAACAGAGTGCGCCAGCTTCCGCCAACGCAGGCCTCTGCCAATTCTGCCAGGCTGAAGTTCTCAGCAACCATTTCACGTTCACGAAGTTGCTTATTACCAGCCAAGTCCTTGTAATCAGACCCGTTAGAGTCCGAGAGGCCAAGACCATGGCGCAACTCGTTAATGAAGCGCAGTCGGCCACCCGAGTCCTTTTTGCGTGATTCGTACAGAGACTTCATCTTCACTACGTCAATGCCCATGGTACTTTCCCCCTTATTGATCTTAAATTAGAACACCTGGCGAGCGGCTTTACCGTAAAGCCTAACCCAAACCGTTGTGGTTGCGGCAGTGTATTGCTTGACAACAACACCAATGGCTTCTGCTGCCAAAGCGGTTGCGTCAACTTTTTGGTCTTGGATTGCTCCGGCAGCAGCAGTGCCGCTAGAAAAACCAGTTACCAGAGCGCCAGGAACCCACGTCTGTGATTCACAGGCTGCTTCGTAGATGCAATCGGTGGCAATCGTCACCGTGCCATCTGTGGTCTGCTGTACGATGCGCCCAGACTGAGCCACACCGATAAAGTTATCATGCACGAACACCTGATCGGTATTCACAGTGCCAGAGGCGACCTTTTCCGACAAAGGCTTGGCATAGCCATCGCCAGAGTCGTAATACATCAGGTCGCCTACGCTAATCACAATTCCACCCTTGGCCTTATAGACCACGGTGCGTGTGAGTGGCGGTTGTACAAATCGAGATCCACCGAAATTGGCGCTCATTGTTAAACTCCTTAGTTTCTAAGCCAAGAAAACAACTGCTTGCCTTCAAGCATGTCAATTTCAGACTTCTGTGCTTCCTTGGCCTTAACGGCGCTCTTTGGCTTCAGAAGACGTTCAGCATTTGCCAGGCGCTTGATCAGGCCTTCAGCTACGCTTACTGGAACAGCAGCAAGATCCTTGATCAACGATTCGTCTGCCGTCAGCTTGTGTGATTCACAAAGTTCTTTGACATCGTCAATAGCTTTGCGTGAATCCTTTGACTCTTTAGAAGAGTACTTCTCTTTCATTTTCTTTTTTTCCATCTTCTTCTTTGAGATGGGTTCTTCTTCGTCGTCTTTCTCGTCTGCTTTACCGTCTTCAGATTCTTCAGCGTCTTCTTCGTCTTTTTCTTCCCCACAGCAAGATTCCATCTTGCGTTTGCACTTGGGGCATTCTTCTGAACCTTCTGACTCTTCGGTGTCAGAATCCGATGGCTCATCAGTTCTAATGTCTTTGTCATCGTCTCTGGAGACGGCTTCCTCGGTGTCATCATCCTTGCTTATCTTTGTTTCGTCCTTAGCCATGTCACGTCCCTCTTCTTTCTTGGATGACTTATTAGTGACCAAACTTACTATCTGATCTGCTTTTTGATGATCGGGTACGCCATCATGCTTCAGCACATCAATGATTCTAGCATGGAGCTTGTCATATTCTCCATCGCTTGACTTGCTCTTCTCGCCGTCTGATTCTTGCGACTCATGGCTCACATAAAGCTTTGATTTTGTTTTCGTATACCCACGCTTGGCACCTACGCCACGTTTCCGGCTCTTATAGCCCACTCTTGTATACGCTCCTTCTTCAGCTTCTTGTTCGGCAGGCACCTCTGCTTCTTTCGATTCTGCCAGCGAGTGCGTTGTTGCCGGGTCTGCGACGAGATCGACATGCCTCACCTCGGCTACCTTGTTGACAACGAATTTCTTCGTCTTCTTGTCTTCAAAGCCTTCGCCTTTGGCGTTGTGCGACAGACCATAAATTTGTGGCATCTTTTCCGCCGCTTCCAGTATTCGTTCGGTGAATGGATGCGAGGGTAGGAGATGCAAGTCGCCGTAAAGACCTTTGCCTTCCACGAACTTGACGTTCTTCAGGAAGCCAATTCGATCCCAGGCTGACCGCTGCTCATCTGGACCGCCATCAGGGTGATCAATGTTGACATTGACCCCTTCGTACATCGGGATCGCCTGTCGCAGTGCTTCAGGCGTGTACTCACGGTCGTTGGCCGATTGAAAACCGATAATCTTGACGTTGTGGACAATGGCACCTACCCGGTCAACCTTCAGATTGCCGAGCGATGTGTAGTCACGGATTTCTTCAAGAAGAATGGTCTTCATACTGAGATGCTATCAACTTGTAACCCTATGTCAAGAGTTCATAGAAATTTTTGAGTAAAGTCTTGCTATTCTATTTTTTCTTTTTGTCCTTGTCTCATTTTCTATTTCTTTATCTGTCATGAGTATTCCGGTTTTGCTGTCCAAGAACTCAATCCAGTTGGGTGAGCCACCACCTTTGCGACTTACCGCTGCCATGTAGCGTTTTTTCCCAACAATTGCAATTTTCGCCGCCTCTGTCTGCCTATCGAACCACACAGAAAAGACTTTGGCGTTTGGAATTATTCTTCCACGGATATCCCTGGCTTTTGTGTCATCGCCTTTAAAGACTGGAATTAAAGAACATCGGCAATTGAAAGCATAGCTGCCATCGGCCTCGAGTGGCGGGTTTGGCATCTGCTCAAACCCTGGTCGGCCCACGCCAGGCACTTTGTAGTAGATGGTGCCATGTCTCGCCCTGTGTGCAGGCCTGATGCGATTGTCAAGTATGCCTAGAACCTGAAATCCGATCACATCCGCAGGAATTGAGTCGTAAACCTCTCGATTGACTTGTCCAGCCATTGAGGCCATTCCCGTACGAACGGACGTGTAGGCGGCATTTCTGAGCCTTCTAAAGTAATCATCCAGAAGCCTACGCCGCTCCGCTGGATTGCCCATGATGGCAATCATGCTGGCGATTTGCCTCGGTGAAGACCCACTCCTCTTCAATGCGTTGTAAATCTTCTGCGGTATCTGCTGATTAGCCACAATAAGAGACACTTGTTGTGCGGATAAGTCGGGAAACACCGTGGTGGCAATCTTCGATCTTGCTTCCATCACCGTGTGTTCAATTTTGTCCGAAATGATCTTTGTAATTTCGTTATAGTGCTTTTTGATCAATGCTGGAGCGTCATGGCTGACCAAGCGCATGATGGCAGCAAAAACCGACATGGTTTCGTATTCAAAGTTCGACCCGAACTTGTTGCGGTCCAAGGATAGGAGTGCTTCCTTGTGCTTCCTATCGATGGTTCTGACCACCTTGGTCGCAAATGCGATGGATCTCAAGGTGGTTTCCGTGTTGGCAATAAATAGCGGGGCATCAATCATTTCTTTTTGTCTGCCGCAATCATTTGGTTCCTGACCTTCCTAGACCATGAGAAGCCTGCATCGCCACCCCACAAGAGCCATGCGATGTAGCCGTTCGAGTCTTCGCCCCAGCCTTCGCCCTTCTTATCGACCTCATGCCTGGAGAAGAATGAAAACATTCTTTTGACTGTGGAAGGACTCATTTCTTTGCCGCCTGCGATATCTCTCGCCCTGGCAATTCCCACAGACGTTCCACCACGACCATGTTCTCTTCGCAATTCTAAGCCCTTCTTGGCGGCTTTAACCGCTCCTGATGGCGGTTTGAAGCTTATGTGCGAGTATTTACCTTCGCCTTCCGTAATCGATTCTGCAACGCCTTCTGGATCTTCTGGTTCTGGTGGCTCTTCTGGGAGCGTTGGTTCCGCCTTGGACTGTCCAACAGATGGCAGGTCTGTGACAGCCTTGGGTTCACCCGTCATTGCTGGTGCGGCCTTTGCACTGCGGTAAAGGCTATCAGGGAAGATGTCAGCAATCTGCGCCACATTCATCAATGGGAAGGCGGCATGAGCCACCGCACGGCCCACTTCCACGGTCAACTGTCCAGCAGCGACGCGGGTAACGATGCCCACTAGGTTCTCAATTTGAAGTCCATTGAGAGCCTGATCAGAGATCTGAGCCATATCGCCACCCATAACATCGGATGCGTTGAGCTTGTCTTCCTGGTCTTTCTCAAGCTCCATGTTGCGCCGTTCTTGTTCCGAATCAAGGCCAAGCTCTTGGGTAATGGTTTGGCTGCTCTTGATCTTCATTTCGTAATAGGTGCGGTTTGCCGTGGATTCAGCAATTCTGTCACGGGCTTCCACGTTTGGTGGTGTCACAATGACATCGATGGCATCCACAATGCCCATAGGAAGCATCCCTGCCTCGGCAGCGGTCAGGATAGCTTCACGGACAATCTTGCCGAAGTGGCGCTTGTAAATCGCCTGCAACCGCATACAGTTCTTCAGAAATGGGCTTTCAGCCGTCAAACTCGATGCATAGTTGGCATTGGACACATCGCTCGAAGAAAGCCACTCAGGGGCATTGTGGCGGTTTCCTGCCGAACGCATTAGCGACTGGAAGATTGCCAGGTGAGATTCATAGTTCTCAGAACCCGGTGGTTGAACGTAATTCATCCCTTTCGGAATATCCAGAAATGAACCAGGCTCGATTCGTTGGAATCCTGTCTCACGCAGTGGAATCCCAGTGTAGGCTGAATAGTCGATATTGTCAGTGACAAAATCCTCGACTTGCTCTTGAGTGGCGGTATCGTGCTGTCGAATAGCGGCGATTGCCGATTGGACTGAGGCACCTTCGCCCATATTCTTGCGAAGCTTTCCAGCAGTGATGAATGTGTCGAGTGTTTCGTAAGAGAAGTCAGACAAACCACGTTTAATTGACTTCTTGACGTTGCACTTGATGTGGACGATGTCGGCTGCTGGAACAATCTCTCCGGTTCTGCTTTCCCGGTTGGAATCAGAATCCGTGCCTAGTGGGGCATCGTAATCCACGTTGTAGGCTTCGACGCTGAAAACGTCTTCTAATTCTGTTTTTATGCCATAAGACCACTCGGCAAAGTTGCTTCCTGGTGGTTGGTAGATCTGTTCAGGCTCGATGGTGCGAATCAACAACCGTCCAGATGGCTGCGGGAAATAGCGTAGGAAGCACTCACCATCTTCTCTGGACCGGAAGAAGATCTCCTGTTCGAGCAGATCCCATTCGTTGTCATCAAAGAATTTACGAAGGACATTCTGAACCTTCAGGATAAGACTGTCCTCAATTACATACCCATCCCTCGGCATGACCCTGTAACCGAACCCGGTGCCGATGACGTAGCTTGTCAGTCCATTGAGAAGACCTTGTGCGTTGGGGCTGGTTGTTACAAGAAGGCGTGCCTGTGCCCTGATCAGGTTCAACTGCTGCTCTGAGTACCAGAAGGGGTAGTTCGAGCCGTACAGACGATCCTTGACGTTAACGATTGGATATGCGTAAACACCACCGTCTGTGAACCTGCTAAGAAGGTCAGAATACCCGCCCAGGTTGAAGTCCATGTTGTAGGCGGCTTCACGGAGCGAACGCTTCTTGCGCTTTGGTTCTTCCGGTGGCTTGGCAGGCTGTCCAGAGAGAAGGGAACGCCACCATTGTGCTGATAACGGATTCATGATCGGATTCCTCTTGTTGGTGTCGCACCTTTGCCTTGAGTCTGAACACGTCCATTGTGGATTGAAATCATACCACGCAGGGCCATTTCCAAGGCATCCGGTCCATCATCGTACTTTGCCATAGGGAATTCACGCAATTGATTCACCAGGAGTCGAGTACCTTCGTGATTGGCCTTGAACCTGAAGATCTTGTTAGAAAGGTTCGGGCCAAGACGACGAATGCGAACATCCTTTGAAACTTTATTGTAAACAGACATGACAGGCATTGAAATGCCTTTTTTTCTTGACGTTGCAATGATCTGTGTGGCAAGTAAATGTTGAAATTGATTTGTTTCCACTACGACCACATCAGCGTTGAATTGTTGTTGTTCGTTGCAAATGTTTGAAACGATAGATTCGGAGTCGATGCGTTGAAGATCGGCTTCGACGTAGATGATGCCTTCGATGGTGCGTGCCAATTTGACGATGGCGCAGAAGTCACCGTGCTTGGAGTCGTTCCCCTTGGATGGGTCAAGGCCAATCGACTTGAGTGCGATTTGGCGGTTGTCGGGCCATTCATCGAACCAGATGTGCCCGGTGAAGTGCGCCGCAGGCCATTCGCAACCTTCCTGGTCAACGAATTCGCCTGAGATCTCTTGTGCTGCTTGCTTGTCGGAATATTGCGTCTGGAGAGCATGGATGAACTCTCCAGGGAGGAATGGGTTCTCTTTGGTTGATGAGCGGAATAGGGCAGTATTGGGCCTGTTACGGGCAAATACTTCGTAGGTCCAATGAGAGGTGCCTTTGGGCGTAAAGGTGGCAGAGAGCCATCCTGCTTGACCGGCTTCTCGAAGACAGGCGATACAGACGTTGTAGGTTTCTTCGCCCACCAGAGAGGCCTCATCGAGCCACACTCCAGAGAGGTTAGGACCACGCAACTTTTCTGGATCGTCACCAGAGCGGAAGATGATTTCAGAACCGTTTGTCAAGATCAGGCGAGGTGGTTGTTTCCATTTTTCTTTGATGACACCAAGGTCTTCCGCGATCTGAACCACGGTCCTCATTGAAGCATCTTGCAGAATGATGTAAGTAGGGGCCACCACCATGTAGAGACGACCTCGGCCTCGTTCTGACATCGCACGACATAGAAGATCATATGCGCCAACATATGACTTGCCGCTACCACGACCGCCAACGAACCCACGATAAAGAGATGTAGAGTGTCTGAATTCACTTTGGACCTTGTGGAGCTTGATTGTTTTTGTTGTCAACGATGGTTGCGGTGGTGTCGAAGCTTCCATGATCCACTATCTCCTCGACTATGTGCAATTGAACTTTGGTGAGGTTGTGAACCTCTTGACGCTCAACATATCCACGCTCCTTACCAAGCGTCTTAAGAATCATCTCAATGGCCCACTTGGCCCCACCTTCCATCGCCTCAACTAACTTGGCCTCGGCCTTGTCAACAATACCACCACGCTCACCCTTGCAAATCAACATGAGGTTGTCGTTAGCCTTGATACGCTGGTCGAGATCAGGATGAGAACAACCAAGCTTGATCGCTGTCAAATAGATAAGACCTTTGCAATCCTTGAGAGCATCCACTATCTCGGAATCACGAATCGTTGAGATAGGCCGTGATACTAGAGAATAGACAGACTGTCCAGGGGAGATGGCAACGTCTTTTGGTTTCTTTGCCATTGGTAGAACTCGATGAGGCTGTGATTAATAGAAAGTATAGCAGACGAAGATAGATAGTGCAAAAGAGATGATGATAGATAATATTAATTGTTATTATTTGATGAATGAAAAATAGGTCAGAGAGGGAGAGGTGAGAGACCAGGGTACCTTGATTTTGTTAGTGTTTTCCTCCTTCCTACCTATTAGTTACCTACCTAGTATTATACTTACTACCTATTAATTATAATTATAATATTCTACTTTAAAGGTAGGTTAACTATGGTAGTATTAGAATAGGTAACAAGAAAACAATATGCTAGCATAATGAAAACAATATGCTAACATAATAGGTAGGAAAGCGAGATTCAAAAAAAACAAGAATGAACCGTTGAAAGATAAAATAAGATGCTAGGATATATAAAGCCGTTTATACTTATCTTCCCCTATCTTCCCGATATAT